TCTACAAAACCTGCATCGTAAGTTGCAGGGAATGTAGTGGTTGATCCTGAGTATGATCCTGATGAAGTACCTACTACAAAGTCGGCTCTGCTAGATGTTCCGTTTACGCTGCTACCTGCATTCTGAAAGCCACCAGAGCCGTATACTTTCATTAGGTTGTTGGTTGTATCAAACCACAGGTCACCAATGCCTACGTTAGAGCCTGTTGGAGCGTTTGCTGATACGAAGTAGGTATCTAGAAACTGTTGTGATGAGGTGATTGCTGATTGGGCTGTAGCCGCATGACCTGATGCTGCATTCTCACTAGCCAAAGCTGCTGCTGCACTGTTTGCACTTGCAGTAGCAGAAGTTGCAGCATTAGTAGATGATCCAAGAATACTGTCTGTATAGCCTTTAGTAGCTGCATCTGCTGAAGCGGTGGGACTGCCAAGTCCAGTGATTTTGTTGTTGCCCATCGCGATTACGCCGGACATCGTTCCACCAGCCAAGTTTAACTTCAAAGCGTCTTGAGTATCCGTATAACTTTTGGTGCTTACATCCTGCGCTGACGTTGGATCACCAGCTCCAGTAATTTTATTAGTCCCCATCGCTATAGCACCAGTCATACTGCCGCCAGCTAATGGAAGTTTAGTTGCAATTGAGCTTGTGATGGTGGTGCTAAAGTTTGCATCATCACCAAGTGCGGCTGCTAACTCATTTAAGGTGTCTAGAGTTCCTGGTGCAGACGCCACAAGGTTTGATACTTCTGTATCAACGTATCCCTTTGTTGCTGCATCACCAGCGTTTACCGGGGTTGTAAGGTTTGTAATGGTTGCGCTGGTTCCAGCGTTCATATTCAAACCACCGTTGATCACCACATCATTAAAAGTTGAGGTGCCTGTGGTTGAAGTCACATTCCCAGAAATACCACCAGTTAAATTACCTGTGAGAGTTCCATTTATAGAAACGTTATTGAAACTTGATGTACCAGAACTTGCGGTAACATTACCTGAAACGTTACCGGTCAAATCACCAGTAAATCCACCAGTTGCAGAAACAGTTGTACCAGCAATTGCTGTTGGATTTGTAGATCCAATAACAACACCATTTATAGATCCGTTGTTACCTGCCCCACCGACAGTAACGCTGCCTAATGTTGAGGTTGTAGAATTTAAACTTGCTAACGTACTGAGCCCTGTGACACCTAAAGTGCCACCCAAAAGAGCATTTCCTGCTAAATGCAAATCCTTATATTTTTTTGCCGTCGAACCAATATCAACAGTGTTGGTTGTTTCAGGCGTAATTGTGTTTGACGCCACAGCGACAACTTCATGCCACTGAGCGGCTGACGCTGTGTTGTTAATGCAGACAAAACGTCTATTTGTTGAAGTGTTTAACCAAAAACTTCCTGGCGCATATCCAGCATTCACATCATTAGTAACAGTTGGATTGGATGTAGCAGTGTTATTGTTTAAGCCACCAATGCCACCGTTTGCAGGAAGCAAGTAGCCGGAAACTGAGGTTTGTAGATTAATCTTTGGAGCGTTCCCTGCTGTTCCATCATGTGAGTGGCCGCTTGTGCCAAAGGCTGTTTCTACAAGATCGAACTCAGCGTTCAATGGTGGTGCGGTAATCTCAGCGCCGTTAATTATATCTGGGCGAGATTGTCTGGTATAGCCTGTCATTTAACGCCTTCCTGAAATACTAAATTCGAAAACAAGACCTTGGATCGAAAAGGGTTCTGATTGACCGAGTGAAACGAATGTTGCGCGAGCTGAGAAACCTGATCCCTGAACGTCTGTGGTCATAATGGGTTTGGAGTTACCGCCGTAGAGGACGTTAGCTGCCCCATAATCGATATTGGTCCCAGCATATTCTACTGGACCACCTGTAGAAGCTTGATTGTAGCTGTTCGGTCTAGCCGTATTGTAATCACCCCAGTCGTAGCTCATGGATAAAAAGACATTTGCTGGGCCTTCAGCGCGAACAAATGTATTTACTTTGCGAAGGGTTTTACGGACCTCAGTATCGCCAAAATCAAGATAAGGAGTAGCATAAACTGCGATAATATCTTGACCGTTGAAATCTGTCCCCTGCTCTTGTCGATAAACCTTGCCATCGTAATCACCATGAAGAACAAACTCTGTTCGGCCTATATAATCTGAAGTTGTGCAACTAGCTCTAATGCCGTTTAGCTCACCAAATTCCCAACCTATGCCGCCGTCTTTGTTCGCTAAACCGCCGATGATGCCATATGAGTTTGGAACCGTAGCAGTCGTATTATCACCAACGAAAAACCTGACCTGAGATTTTGACCGGATCACAACGCCATTGATGGTATCCATGTCATATTTTTTGATGAGATCGACCAGCGTTACTTGGATTGATTTTGAGATTGTTTCTAACTCAACATCACCAATTCTGCTTGTTCCTGACACCGGCCTAAATCCATCTGGCGCTAGGAACATTAAGTCACCACCGATTTCCAGAACGCTATCTCGCGCAATACATCCAACATTTGTAGTAACTTGATCTAATACAAATCCTGCTGTGACATCTGGAGATAATTTTTTGATGCTATTTGTACCAAAAACAAAAAGGTCATCTCTGAACGGTTTGAATTGTACAACATTAAAGCCAGGAGTTATTTGGGCGCCACCAGCAGCAGCCATAAAATTGAAAGGATCGTTAGGCTTTGAGTGACACAGTACTGATCGTTGCGCCCTATCTCCACCGAAGAATAAATGGTTTTCAAAAACATCTACTAGTGCAGGAGCATTTACAATCTGATCTCCGCCTGGGCTGCTTGTTCCACCAGTGTTAGTGCTATTTAATTGATACCAATTTGTGCCATCAAAAATAATACCGTTGTTAACCCCATCAGCAAAAGCAATCTGTGAGCCACCGCCGAAGTCCCATTGGACATGTCTGATTTTATCAACTGTCCTAACACCATCTGTTGTATTAAGGGTTAGGCTGTTTGTCATAACCTGCCAGCCAACTTGGCTAACGAATTTGTAGAATTTGTAAGTGTTGGCGCCGACGTCTTTTCGGGCGGCAATTATGAAGGGATTACCAATGTGGGAATTTTGGTAGATTGCCACACACAGGACTTTGCCTTCTGCGTTTGAACCGCCAACCGTAACGTTTAAACTCTCTAGAAGCTTAAAACCTTCAATACGTCTGTAGCCACCATAAAGGCTGGGTTCAAAGTTTACTAACCGAGTAGCTGAACCAGCCGCTGCTTCCGATAGAAACAAGTGGTTTTGGTTGCTATTCAGGCCACCTGAACAAACCAGTTTAAATGACTGGATTTCGTCTGCCATTTAGAAAGCAACCCTTGTGTCTCGGACGGATTCATATGAATTGATAAAGAGCGTTTGCAGATCCTTTAGACCGGCTGTGAAAGCTTGAAACGCTGCATTGGCAGCATCAAGATTATCTTTGAACATGTAGAGGTGATAGAGAGCCCCATCGACAATTACTGTGTCGAAACTTTCAGGTATTCTGGTGACATCACTGTGTAGGGTAATATCGGTATAATTTAGAAAATAACGGAACCGAATACTATAAGCTTTATCAGGCGATGGCGTTACGCCAAATCCACTTCCATGGGAGGTGAATACAAAATCTGGAACCCCTCTCCCAACATTTCCTGCTTCATAATCATCATCGCGAAACTTTGCATACCATTCATCGCGTTCAATTGGTGATAGTGTTTTGAAGCTTGCTCCAAGACTAGTGTCTTTTTGAATCTGAAATGAATTATAATCCGCAACTTTGAAGAAGCTGGGCCAAGTATACTCAGACTGGCCAGCAGTTAATACTTGAGTGTGTTCTGCACTGTTGAAGGGCCATTCAAACTCAGCTTGATTTATCTTTGCAATAGATGCTTTGACCGCATCTTTTACCAAGGCTTGGACGCCTCGAATATCTGCAAATTCTGCTGAAGTCATTTCGACTTCGTTAATTCGACGCAGAACCATGTTGCAAAGGGTAAGATATGTGCTGGGCATGAATGATCCTTAAGTTAGTAAGGAGGCCAGTTTCCCGGCCCCCTAAAGGCCAATTACGCTAAGTTGTAATGAGCTGTTACCAACGCTTCTGGGCGTAGGATTTTTTTGCCGTAGAGCTGAAGCCCTCTACAGATGTCTGCAAAGGTATCTGGGCTACGGAATACTTCAGTTTTTGCAATCTGATCTGCCACTGCTAATGCACTGTCATGACCTGCAACGATTGCACCAAAGTTTTCTTCTGAACCGGCAGCGGCAGTTGTGCCTGGGCCTGTTCCAAAGAATGGTAGGTTGTTCGAAGTGTAAACTCGGAAACCTCGGATAGTACCTGGCATTCTGCCGTTACGCATCTCGCCTTCGCCACCGAAATCACCATTAATGAGTTTTGAATCAGTACTCATTAATTGCTCTTTAAACACACTGTCTACAACTACCCAGCGTCCGTCTGTATCAACTGATTGTTGATCCATTAGTCGAGCCATACGGTTTAGGATTTCAAGAGGCGATGTAATCGCTCCTGCGCCACCGTCTGGTGCAACTGGAACAGAAGTTAACGCATGTGTGTTTGCGTCCGCTGAACCACCGAGGTCTGAGCCACCGAAGGATTGTATCGAAACTTTTTGTGAAGCAAGAAGCTCATCCGCCCCTGCTGCTGAGTTCGCCTTCGTTCCCGGTGCGCTTGATCGAGCGATCCATGCTGTGTCACCGGTGTTTCTTTCGAAACCTGCAACATAGCCTAGAATTTCTCTATCAAACTGATCTCTCAATTTAAAACCGGCTCGATCTGTTGCCAGATCCATGAAGTTAACATGCCATGTTTTCAACAAGTCTCGTTAATTACTTGTCCGTTCTCTTATGAACTGCTGCAAGTTGTCCTTGCAGAGAAGACCATATCATCACCCTGATATTTCTCAGGGGCTAGGCGCTTCGGATCACTTGATCCTACTCTCTTTCGAGATGGTCGTTGAACCTTCCGCTGTGCGGCTTGGCTGCTGATTGTCCTCGGCTTTACGTTAGGATGTCCCAGACAATTCACCTAGTTGTTCGATTAGGATTACTCCTAAAAGCTCCCATTAATTAAGAGTGGGCTTCTTCTATATCGTCCAAAGCAAACTGAAAGTAGTTCGCTTGATCGATGATCATTGTGAAGTCAGCATCAGTTAAATCTTGTGTCGCCAAGGTTGTGCCTCGGAGGTAA